AAGTGGTCAAACATTAAGGAAATGGTATGATTCAAATAGAACACCTAACTGAGTATCAAGTGGAGATGCTAGACCATATGTGGTCTTTGGATTCATTGGAAGAATACGAAGAATGGTATGATCTATTAGATGAGGAAGACCAGCAACTTGCAGATACATTGCAACAAATGATTATTCTCGCAGAGATGGATAATGTAATGGGTAATTGCAATGATGCAAAAGAAGCATTAAAGAAATTTGCCTTGTAAGGAAAGATCGTGTATAATAGACAAATGAAACCTAGAGATCCAATAGCAAAGGATTTACGCACTCCAAAATATCGTATGAGAAAAGTGGAGAGCAAGGTTCAGTACATTCGTCAACCTAAACACAGAAAGGCAACAGATGAACTATGAGTATGAATTAGTTCGGGAAGGTTTGCGCAGGGTAATTACTGTTAAGTCACATCCATGGGATTTAGTGGAGTTTTCAATCAAGCAAACTTCATATAAAGAAGATGGAAAGATTTTAACAGACCATGGGCATACTACATTTTATGATACCAAAGAATTCTTATCATTTTTTGGTCCAATGATTGAAGATTTGAAAAAGGAAATTGATAATGCAAACAGTGTTCAAAACGGATAAAGAGTTTGACGAATTTAAAACATGGACTCTAGGAATTCTACATGACAACAACATCAAAGATTTGTGTGTTACTTTTACCAAAAAAGATGGTACAGCTAGAGATATGCGATGTACTCTCTGTGAAGGACGAATTCCAGCAGACAAGCATCCAAAAAACGAAGGGTCAAGTACCAAGGATTCTGGTTCCGCAGTCCGAGTATTTGATACAGAAAAGCAAGAATGGAGATCCTTTCGATGGGACTCCGTAACTAAAGTGAGTTTTGATCTATGAAAATTTTATTCGTATTAATAGTAATATTGGTGTTGCTAGTTATATTTCCAATAGCAACAATTTGGTCTTTAAATACATTATTCCCTGCATTGGCAATTCCAGTCACACTTGAAACATGGATGGCTACAGTCATTCTTGGTGGTGTAGTTGGTGGAACTAATGGAGTATCATTTGGGAGAAAGAAATGAACTACGCATTAACACCTGAACAGAAGAAAACTTTGCAAGATGCTATTCAAGAGATTAGCAACTCAATGATTCGTACTGAGGCAGAACGAGATCTCATTCGTGAGATCGTTAAAGACCAGTCTGATACATTGCAGATCCCGAAGAAAGTTATTTCCAAGATTGCAAAGACATATCATAAGCAGAATCTTGCACAGGAAGTTGCAGACCACGAGGACTTCGTGGAACTATACGAGAAAATTACTTCAAAATAGTGCTTGTCTTTAATTGCGAATTGTGGTATAATAGATATTATATTATGGAGGTTACAAACCTATGGCTGTGAATACTGCAAAGCGTCGTGCAAAGAATAATGCAATTCTGTTGTCACAAAAGAAGTTCGAACCAACACTCGACCAACTGGACTTTACGACCAGTCTGAGTCGAGCGTTGACATACTACTCTGTCAACACTGGTGCAAAAGAACAGAAGATGTTTGCGATTGATTTCTTTCTAAAGAAAGAACCAAAGATTGCTAAACAACTCAAGAAACTCCCCGACTACAAATTTACCACATTTGGTTCACTATGTCGTCTCATGTCAAATGAGCAGACTGACTTGAAGCAACTGAGTAATGTCAGTCCATTCTACACTAACACATTGAAAGTGTTGTTAGAGGATGCAAAGAAAATTGTTGAACAGATTGAAGTCGAAAAACTACCTACCAATGTCATTTCCATTCAACAGCGAATGGAAGAGAAAGCACATGACCTTGCTGCAGAAATAGATGGAGCAATAGATGAGTTTACCCAAACGAAGAGTTCTAACTTCTCGACAAAGAATTATCTACTATCAAACGAAGTGGCAGCACCAATTGCAAAGCGAATTGGAGAGTTCTATGTTGGACAGTTGGAAGAGATTCGTGAAGCCATCCAAGGTGACGATGACCAACTTACCGAAGGATACTCGCATTTTACAAAACGAGAGCTAAAGAAGTTTGCTGAGTTCTTGGAAGGTATTATTACTGATTGCAGTCAGCAAGTACAGACTGCCAAAGCGAATCGTGCCCCACGAAAGCGTAAAGCACAACCACCAAGTAAAGTGGTTGCCAAGATGAAGTACATGAAAGAATTTACTGACTTGAATCTTAAGTCAATCAAACCAGAGACGATTGTTGGATCGTCTGAAGTATGGGTATACAACACCAAGTATCGTAAGGTAACTGTTTATAAAGCAATCAATGATGTGCTCACAGTTAAGGGTACTACAATTATCGGATTCGATGTGAAAGAATCCAAAACACAGATGTTGCGCAAGCCAGATGTATTCTTTAAGGGATTAGTACTGGGTAAGCGACCATTGAATGGTGCAATGAAACCATTAACCACTACGGTAACTGTACCGAATGGTCGTGTCAATGAAGAATGTATTTTGCTGGGAGCATTTTAATATGATATTAGTTGATTATAGTCAGGTGGCACTTGCAGCCATCCTAACCTTCCAGCGTGAGTTGAAGGGTAGTGAAGCAGAGGTGAAGAATCTTATTCGTCATGTGACTCTGTCCACTCTCAAGTCATACAAGAAGAAGTATGGTAAAGATTACGGAGAGTTAGTCATCTGTTGCGATGGGCGTAAGTACTGGCGTAAGGAATACTTTGAGTTCTATAAAGGTATGCGTAAGAGCAATCGAGATAAATCAGATCTGGATTGGAAGTTGATCTTTGATACACTATCAGAGATGCGTACTGACCTTGCCACACACTTTCCTTATCGTGTATTGCATGTGGATCGTGCAGAAGCCGATGACATCATTGCAGTACTGGTAAAGTATATGCAAGAGAATCTTCTAGTAGTACAAGGATTGGTTGAAGAGCCACAGAAGGTGTTGATTCTGTCCTCTGATAAAGACTTCAAGCAGTTGCAGTTGTTCAACAATGTGAAGCAGTGGTCTCCGATGCAGAAGAAATACATTACTGCAACTCATAAAGAAATCATTGAGCATAAGATTGAGCATATCGTTAAGGGTGATACTGGTGATGGAGTACCAAACATCCTAAGCAAAGACGATGTATTCATGAAAGGTGAACGACAGAAACCAATGAGTGCCAAGCGACTACAAGAGTTCTTTGACAATGGATTCATTGCGTGTAAAACTGATGAAGAACGACGCAATTGGCAACGCAATAGTGTACTGGTTGACTTTGATCACATTCCGCCTGATGTTTCTGAAGACATTATTAAAGCATACATAAATACACAACCGAGTGGTGATAAGATGACTATCATGAATTATTTGATTGAGCATCGTTGCCGTTTACTATTAGACGAACTAGAGGATTTTTAATGAAACAATATGTGACCGAAATGCTTAAAGAGATCAATGACGATCCAAAGACAATTGAGAAACACAAGAATGAATTTCTACTAAAGGTATTGTTTGCTCACAACTTCTTGCCATCACACAAGATGCTATTACCTGAAGGTGAGCCACCATTTAAACCTGCTGATCAACCAGTTGGAATGTGTGACACAAACCTGTTTCTTGAAGCAAAGAAAATGTATGTGTTCATCCGTCAAGATTTGAAGCCAGTTAAACGAGAAGGATTGTTTATTGGTCTGTTGGAAGGTATCCATCCTACTGAAGCTGCAATTCTTATTGCAGTTAAAGATCAGAAGTTGCAGAAACTGTATCCAAAGATTACATGGAAACTCGTGGCAGATGCAGGTATTATTCCTGCGATTGCTCAATGGAAAGAAAAGACTGCAACAAAATAACGCTTGACATGCAAGATGATTTGTAGTATAATTATATTAACTGAACACATTATGAATGGAGTGAATTATGCCTAATTGGTGTTATAACAGTGCAACATTGCACCACGATAATAAAGAAGTGATTGATGGATTTGAGCAAGAACTCTTAAAAGAAGATGCTCAACCATTTAACTATTTGCGACCTAATCCTACTGGTGAGTGGGACTATGGTTGGTCTTGTGAGAACTGGGGTTGTAAATGGGATGTTTCCATGATATCTC